CTCAGCAGTACGTCAGGGGCAACACCTACGACGAGCGCAGTGACAACATGCTGAAAGCGGCGAAGTCGGCGATTTACCAGCCGAAATTCAATAAAGCCCTGAGCAACTCCTTGGGCGCAGCGCAGTCCGCGCAGCAGTCTCGCGAGATCAAGGCTATCGTCGGCCCCAAGAAGGCCAAGACGAACAGCACCGTGCAAATGTATGATCGCATGGAGCGCCAAGACATGGCTCGCGCCAAGTCTGCCCTTAGCAAGAAGAAGTGAGCGCGCCATGCCGCTGAACGCCAAAGGCAAAAAGATCAAGGCCGCTATGGCCAAGCAGTATGGCAAGGAGGCCGGTGCTCGCGTCTTCTACGCCGCTGAGAACAAAGGCTCTATCAAGGGCGTAGCCAAGAAGGGGAAGAAGAAATGAACCGCGGAAACATGGGGAAGCAGATTTCTAACGCCCCGAAGTCGAAGTCCAAGAAGGTCAAAAAGATGTTCGGTGGTGGTATGGCCTCCATGCCAATGCCGGGTGGTATGCCCCCGGAAGGACCGCCGCAGGGTGGCGCAGCTGCGTCGATGTTGGCTCAGCAGGCCGCTGCCCGCGCTAAACTCGGGGGGCAGCCTGAGCCTATGCCGGGTGGTGGGCGTAGCCCTATCCCTGTGCCGCCCGGCCTTAATCGTCCTATGCCTATGCCCATGCCTATGCCGGGTAAGCCCTCTATCGACGGCCCCGGTGTTCGTCGTCCTATGCCCATGCCTATGCCGGGTAAGCCGGGCGGTGGTCGTCCTGTGCAGGTTAAGCCGCCGGGTGGCGTCCGTGGCACGTCGGGCCCCAAGCCCGCTTTCGGCGGCCTAACGCGCCTGATGGCCAAAGGCGGCAAAGTCCGCGGCGATGGCTGCTGCATGAAGGGCCACACAAAGGGGGCGATGCGCTGATGGCTAAGAAAACAACGCCGAAAGTAGAGGCGCAGGTGAGCACCGTCGCGGTCGAACAGGCCGCGGAGTTCTCGCCGTGCAATCAGTGTGGCAACCCGGGTGACTGCGCTCGCGCATCCAAGTGCGTCCGGGGGTTCAAGTAACCATGGGTCGTACCAACGAGAAGCTCTGGGAACAGTCCAAGGCGCAAGCCAAGGCTAAGATGGGCGGGAAACACTCCGCCCGGGCCATGCAGCTCGCTGGGAAAATCTACAAAGAGAAGGGCGGCGGTTACACTGGTGAGAAGACCGCCGCTCAGAAGTCCTTGTCCAAGTGGGGTAAGGAAGACTGGGGCACCAAGAGCGGCAAGCCTTCCGGCAAGCCCGGCGAGCGTTACCTGCCTAAAAAGGCTCGTGACGCCCTGAGCCCTGCAGAGTATGCTGCCACCACCCGCGCCAAGCGCGAGGGCACCGCCAAGGGCAAGCAGTTCGTGGCTCAGCCGAAACGTATCGCGAAGAAGACCGCGAAATTCAGGGACTAAACCATGGCCGTCATCGTACCCGATCTGCCGGAACTCTTTGAGGAAGCCTTTGAACGGGCTGGCCTCGAGATGCGCTCGGGCTACGACCTAAAGACGGCTCGTCGGTCCCTGAACCTGCTCACGCTCGAGTGGGCCAACCGCGGCCTCAACCTCTTTACTATTGAGGCTGGGACTCAGGTCCTGACAGCTGGAACTGCGACGTACACGCTACCGACGGGCACCATCGACATCATTGAGCATCAGATGCGTACCGGGACGGGCACCGCCCAGACGGACACCGCGCTCGAGCGCATCTCTGTCTCAACCTATGCTCAGCAGACCAACAAGCAGACCACTGGGCGTCCGACGCAGGTGTTCGTGCAGCGGCTGCCCACAAGCACGACGGTTACGTTCTGGCCCACTCCAGACAACTCGCAGAGCTACACCCTGTTCTACTACCGCCTGAAAGGCATCGACGGGCTGGCCTCGGGCATCGGTGCCGATACCACCAACATTCCTCCGCGCTTTGTACCCGCCCTCGTTGCGGGTCTGGCCTACTACATCGCCATGAAGAAGCCGCAGGTTATGGATCGGGTGGTCCCGCTCAAGCAGATTTACGACGAGCAGTTCGAGCTGGCAGCCGGTGAAGACCGCGACCGCTCCTCGGTCAGCTTTGTGCCGTTCAACACGATGATGATCGGGGGTGTCTGATGCCCGCATACGCAAGGGGAAGCAAAGCCCTCGGCATCTGCGACCGCAGTGGGCGTACCTATAAGCTCTCAGACCTCGTCTGGGAGTATCAGAACGGCGTCAAGACGGGCTTCCGAGTGGGCCGCGATATCGCCGATCCTGACCAACCGCAGAACTTCTTGGGCCGCGTCAAGATCAACGACCCACAGGCACTGCAGAACCCCCGCCCAGACTACGCTCCGGGCAACGGGCTCTTCGGTTGGAACCCCATTTGGAATCCCGCGCAGTACATGATATCGTCTGTAGGAACCGTGACCGTGGTCACAACTGATGGAGAATGACATGAAGTCTAAGGTCATGGGCGTTGACGCTGCAAACCGCCGGAAGAACGCGAAGCTGAAAGTTACCGCTTCCGGGGGAACCAACCCGGGTGCTAACTTGAAGCCGATAAGCAAGCTGGCCCCCAAGTCGAGCATGCGCCCGCGCACTCGCAGCGACAAGGAAGCCGAAGACGCCGCTGACGCCGCAGCTGATCGCGCTATGAAGCACTCGCAGCCTCCGAAGCTGGTGTACAAAGCCATGGGCGGAAAGCTCAAGATGGTCGAAAAGGGCGGCAAGAAAGTCCCCGCGTTCGCCGCTGACGGCGTCGGCAAGATGGCCATGGGCGGCAAGTGCCGTGGTATGGGGGCTGCCACAAAGGGCGGCAACTACAAGGGCTAACAGATGAACTATACGCAGCTCACTGCCGCACTGCAGGATTATCTCGAGACCTCGGAAACGAGCTTCGTCTCTAACATCCCTACGTTTGTTCGGCAGGCCGAGGAGCGCATCTATCGCTCGGTGCAGATTCCCGAGCTGCGTAAGAACGCCACTGCTGCCACGACGTCGGGCAATCAGTATCTTGCCCGGCCTTCCGACTTCCTATCGGTGTTCTCGCTGGCCGTCGTCGATGGTTCTGGGAACTACAGCTACCTCTACGACAAGGATGTAAACTTCATCCGCGAGGCCTATCCGGGCCCGTCGACGCAGGGGCTGCCGAAGTACTACGCACAGTTTGACGGCGATCAGGCAGGCACCGAGGGTAACTTCATCCTTGGACCTACTCCGAACGCGGCTTACACCGTCGAGCTGCATTACTACTACGACCCGCCGTCTATCGTGGATACGGGTACTTCGTGGCTCGGTACCAACGCCGAAACCGCCCTCTTGTATGGTTCGCTCGTCGAGGCGTATACCTACCTCAAGGGGGACGCCGATATGCTGCAGCTCTACACAAACCGATATATGGAGGCCATGGCACAGCTCTTTGGCATTGATCTACGCTCCAAGCGGGACGACTACCGCGACGGACAGATGTCTGGGGTCGGCTGATGTTCAACATCCAAGTCTCCATCCCAGACACGCCGCTCGTCAATGTGCTTACTAGCAGCCACCGAGGACATACCCCCGAGGAGCTGGCCAAGCTTTGCGCGGACAAGCTCATCAGTGTCTCAGACTCCGCCCACCCAGCCATCCGTGAGCAGGCCAAGGCGTACCAAAACGCTATCATTCATGTGGTCACGAGCTACATGAAAGAGGCAGTTACCAACGACCGCGTTACCGTGTATAATGCTCTGGTAGACGCGGGCCACCCACAACTGGCTGACGCCATTCGAAAGCTATAGGAGGCTCCCTTGGCCATCACACAGGCAATGTGCACTTCGTTCAAAGTGGAGCTCCTGCAGGGCGTCCACAACTTTACCAACTCGACAGGGGACGTGTTCAAGCTGGCGCTGTACACAAGCTCTGCAACGCTGGATGCGACCACTACAGCCTACTCGTCGTCGAACGAGGTGGCCAACTCCGGCACATACTCGTCAGGCGGCGGTAGCCTGACCAACGTCACGCCGACTTCGACAGGCACCACGGCGTTTACAGACTTTAGCGATCTCTCGTTCACGTCTGCAACCATCACAGCCCGCGGTGCGCTGATCTACAACTCGTCGGATTCGAGCAAAGCTGTTGCGGTTCTGGACTTCGGTTCTGACAAGACCTCCACTGACGGGACTTTTACCATCCAGTTCCCGACCGCTGACGCTTCGAGCGCCATCATTCGCATTAGCTGAGGCCCACAATGGGTTGGGGCCGCGCCGGATTCTCGGAAGGCCCGTGGGGACTTCCCTACGCGACAATCGTCGATGTCACCGGGGTATTTGCCTCCGGCGCTGTCGGCACTGTTGTGGTGCTTCCTTCCATTGAGGTTCTGCTGTCCGGGGTTTCCGCTTTGGCGTCGGCAGGCTCTCCAGTCGTTTCCGGAACAGCC